ACGGAGGTGCAAATGTATGAAATAGATAGCGATGTACCGATGCCTGAAGTTAAGGTTCGGCATAACTACCCGCATGAGGCTTTGCAGGTGGGGGAGAGTTTCTTTGTGCCGGGTGGGAATATGAATGTCTTGTGCAATTACAACCGGATCAGGGGTAAGCGGTTGGAGAGGAAGTTTGTGTGCCGTCGGGAGGGTGACGGTATTCGGGTATGGCGAATTGAATAGGGAGGGGCTATGGAAAAGGCAGATTGGAATCGGAAGCCGTTTAGGTTGTTTGACTATCTACTGGATACTTACCAGTTGAGGAATGACCGGGAGTTGGCGCAGGAGTTGGGTACGCAGTCGGGGTATATCAGCAGGATACGCAATGGGCATATGCCGATCAGTGCCAACTTGATACTGGCAATCCACGATGTGTTTGGATTGGAGATTCATGAGATCAAGGCTTTGGCGCAAAAGGCAAATGGACAGTCCTGACCGCTACAAAGAGGAACTGTTGCTGTCGCGGACAGTCTTGCGGGATCAGATGAGGAAGGCGATAGCCGCATCAACGCCTGCTGCCAAGCGTGCTTTGGTTGCCGGTTGGAAAGAGACGTTTCGACCTGAGATCGTGAAAGAGTTGCTGGCTGTGGCTAAAGACTACGAGGCGCGGTACAGGATTGCTAATTGGAACTTAGAGGGCTTTGACAATGAGCGACGTAAAACAAAAAAGTTTTGAAGACATTACAGTAGTTGCCATTTATGGCGATGGTCGGGGAAAGGTTGCGCTGCCAGCATTAAGAAAGACTGCCGAGGCTCTGCCCGGCTGCAAGTCGCTCTTGATTACCAATACCGAGTTAGACATCACCTTTATGCACCAAAGAATCATTGGTGCGCCCTTGGACTATCAGGGCTACTCCGAGTTTGTGATGTACAGCCTGCATAACTACATCGACACTGAGTACGCCTTGATTGTGCAGCACGATGGTTGGGCGTTGGATGCAAAGAATTGGAATGATGACTGGTTCAGCTATGACTATGTGGGTGGCCCTAGTCATGCAGCACTAATGCCCAGTGGCGAGTTCTCAACGCTTTACCAATGGTGTACGGATGGTAAGGACTACAAGGATGCGCTGATTGTGCAGAACGGTGGCTTCTCCTTGCGCAGTAAGAAGTTTTTAGAAGCGCCAACTAAGCACGGAATCATGCGCCGTAACTTTCCTGAAGCCATGTTGAACAATGAGGATGTGCAGCTAGGTTGCTTCCTGCGTCCTGCAATGGAAAATGTGGGCATCAAGTATGCGCCACTGGAAGTGGCTAAGCATTTCTCGTTCGAGCATTTTGGCCCCATCCACAATGGCATGAACTCGACCAAGATATTTGGTCATCACAGCCGCTTTAGACAGTTGTTATCCAACGGTGAGATGCTCTACAAGTTGACTGAAGAGCAGCGTAAGCAAATCATGGGTGAGGAACAAGCCTTTGCCATGTTTGAAAATCACTACGGATACACCATCCATGCAGTTTGATCGCAAGGCCTTCTACCGCTTTTGCCGCCAGTTAAGGATTGAGTCCAAAGAACAAGGCATGATCACCTTGGGTGAGCGTTTGCTTGGCACCCAAACCTATGTCATGGATGAGGTGGCGCGTGGTCTGCAAGATGACATCCATTTCTTTGTGGTTTTGAAAGGGCGTCAGCTTGGTATTACCACGATCTCCTTGGCGCTCGACCTTTACTGGCACTTCATACATCCCGGTATGCAGGGAACGCTAACGACTGACACCGAAGAGAACCGGGAGCAGTTTAGAAGTACGCTGTCCATGTACATGGATGGCCTGCCCAAGCAGTACAAGATTCCCCTGATGAGCCATAACCGCAATCAGTTGGTACTGCAAAACAGAAGCCGGATGTTTTATCAGGTGGCAGGCACAAGAGCCAAAGGTGGATTGGGTCGAGGCAAGGGTATTACCTTCTTGCATGGCACGGAAACGTCTTCATGGGGCGACGAGGAAGGCTTGGCGTCGCTCTTGGCATCCTTGGCTGAAACCAACCCGCTTCGCTACTATATGTTCGAGAGTACGGCGCGAGGCTTCAATATGTTCCACGATATGTGGACAACTGCCAAACGTGCGCGAACACAGAAGGCCATCTTCTGTGGCTGGTGGCGTAACCAGTTGTACATGGCTGATCCCAAGTCAGACATCTACAAGGTGTACTGGGATGGCAAACTTTCGCCCGAAGAGAAGGAATGGACGAAAGACATCAAGAAGATGTACAACTACGAGATCAACTCTCGGCAGATTGCTTGGTGGCGCTGGAAGCTGCACGAAGGTTTGAAGGACGATGGCCTGATGTATCAGGAATTCCCACCCACAGAGGACTACGCCTTTGTGATGACGGGAACCTCCTTCTTCTCTACCGCCCGTTGTACCGACGCTATGAAGGAAGCTAAACGCTCACCCTTCATTCCCTACCGCTTTAGCATGGGTGCCAACTTCCAAGACACCACGCTAATCCAAAGTAGCGAACGATTGGCGACGTTAAAGATTTGGGAAGAGCCAGTACCCAACGCCTACTACGTCGTGGGTGCTGATCCTGCGTATGGATCGTCGGACTGGGCAGATAGATTCTGCATTCAGGTCTTCCGTTGCTACGCCGATGGCATGGAACAGGTTGCAGAGTTTGCCACCTCGGAGTTAAATACCTTCCAATTCGCTTGGGTGATCTGCTATCTGGCTGGCGCTTATGGCAATTCCTTGCTGAACTTGGAAGTCAACGGCCCCGGACAGGCCGTGATTAACGAGATGAGGAACCTAAGAAGGCAGGCCATGTCGTTGCCACCGTCGGAAGCCCGACACCTGAACGACGTTTTAGGCAATATGCAGCACTACCTGTGGCGGAGAAACGACAGTTTCGGTATTAGCAACAGTATTGGTTGGGTGACAACGCATTCCAGTAAGGAGCGAATGCTGAATTATCTGAAGGATTACTTCGAGCGCGGGATGCTAAAGGTGTATTCGGAAGAGTGCATTGATGAAATGAAGGGGATTGTGCGCGATGGAGGCACGATTGCCGCCACTGGCAGGTCAAAAGATGACCGTGTGATCGCGTCAGCACTGGCTACAGCCGCTTTTGCAGAGCAATTACAGCCTAGATTGATCGCAAACCGGGTAACCAAGGACAAAAAAGAGTCAAAAACCGACGAAAATGAGCAAGGTGGGCAGGTTCAGGTACAAAAACAGGTGTCAAACTACCTAAAAGCACTGGGTTTTTGATGATTACGGTACTTTCCATCACTGAAATCAAGCTAAGACTGCACAATATGCGTCTAAATCGCAAAAGAGGCTACTCAATGGCTGAGTTTGCGAAGATGGCAGGAGTGGACTATCGGAACATGAAAAAGGCCTTTTTTGAGCTAAAAATGCCTGTTTCTGAGACCACACAGCGCCGTATTTCCAAGGCTTTAACGGCTTTGGAGAACGGCGAGGCCGGAATGAGGATGGATATTGCTGGCAGAATGAAGCTGGACTACCACCCGCCAAAAGATTTTGGCAAAACCTTGAAGCGTGGCTACACGCTAGAGATGAATAACGGCAAAATTGGCTTGTCCGTTAAACCCATTAACAAGTACGATTATACAAAACCACATTTGCTAAAGAAGTGAGGGGCTAACATGAGTGTATTACATGATTACAAGTGTCCGGTGCATGGCTACTTTGAAAGTTGGGAGGCAGTTTGTCCTTCTGGCTGCACGGATGTGCAGTTAGTGTTCTTGCAAGCCGTCGGTCTTTCTAGTGATTCAACGAAACATAATGACAAAACGCTAAAACAACTTGCGCTAGACTTCAAGATGAGCGATATTAAATCGACCAGAGAAGGTGAGGCGCAGCCGCCGCGCCATGCCACGCCTAATAATCCGTTCGCACCCCGTTGGGGATCGCCTGCGGAAGTGGGTGGCTATAACCTTAACTCGATTGCGGGTGAGTCAGTGTCAGGAATGCAGGCGGTCAAGCAAGCGGGTACGAATTTGAGTGGCCCGAAAGTGGGGTCTTACATTGCCGACCATGAGAACTTACAGATCAAATGAGAATTCCTGAAAGCCCAGTTGATCGCCAAGCGTTCTACATTGACATCATGAACAAGTGTCTGGTGTCTCAAGGTGAGCGCCAAGCACAATACTCGACACTGCGTTCCTACTACCTGTTCGGCGCTGATCAAAACTCACCGCCTGCACACTTTAATAAAATCTATCCGCACATTGATCAACTGTCTGCCTTTATGTACTCGGCAGACACGACGCGCTTTTCGATCAAGATGGGCGC